GGTCATGCGCCAGCTCGCCGAACGGGAATGCCCTGGCGTCGCCCGCGCGTGGATGACCGGCATGAACCCCCACCTCGGCGACGAAGCACCACTCCTCGCGATCGTCGACGGGCTGGCCAGCGACGTAGAGGCCGCCGCCCGCGCCTACCTCGACGGGGTGTGGACATGACCGTCGACCTGCCGACCCCGATCGTGGTCACCAGGCATCAGTGCCCGCACTGCCGCCGCTACACCCGCGCCAAGCGGGAGCGCGTCGAACAGCACATGGTGGGCTGCTGGCAGAACCCTGCAGCGCGCGGATGCAAGACGTGCCAGCATTTCGAGCCCGCTGACCCGGACGGCCCCTACCCCGAACACCCCGGCTTCCCCGAAGAATGCGGCCACCCCGACGGACCCGCGATAGACCAGCCCATCATCAACTGTGAGCACTGGGAGGCATGGACGTGACCGCCACGCAGGCCATACCGAAGCCGCGCAGCACTCCGCCCAGTGAGGCCATCAACCACATCTACTGCTGCAACCCCGACCTCGCCCTTTGCGGCGTCGACGTCAGCGCCCACCCCGTCGTCGACATCGACGACGCCGACTGCATCGTCTGCCTTGACCTCGAAGACCAGACCTGCCCCACCTGCGGGCAGTGACCAACCCCTCTGTGGGCCTGCACCGTCCGGTGCGGGCCCACAGGCGTGTCCGTGGTGCGTCGTCGGTGCAGCGGGCACACTGACGGAAGGATCAACCACAGGAGGTGATGATCACTGTGCCCCGCAAGCGAGGAAAGGTTCGCTCCCAGGCCCAGTGGCGCTAGCTGGATGTACGCCACCCGACAGCCGTTCGCGAAACGGTGGAGTCGAGCCCGGAAACGCAGCCACGGAAAGAAGATCGGCTATCGGACCCTCCCCGCGCGTAAGGGCGCCCGCCGCCGCTAGGCGACTGCCAGACCGCGCGAGCCCCCGCCCTCCTCCTCTTCCTCGACCTCGTCCTGCCCCTCATCCGATCCGGCCTCCGTGCCGTCGCTGCCGCCCGCAGCATCCGCGTCCGGGTCGACACCCCCGCCCGTGTTGAACGGGTCGCCAGCCGGGGATGTGGACTGCTTGTCCTCGCGGATCCGCTTCACCTCCGCCCACACCTCCGTGTCGTCCAACTCCGGGCTGCGCCACTTCACCTTCATGAAGTCGGAGATCGCGCCGGCGCTGTCGAGGAGTTGCAGGGTGCGGGCGGTTGCTTCCGGGTCCGGCTGCACCGCCTGCGGCCACGACGCCGTCAACTCCGCTGCCGGGTCCAGGCCCTTCGCCCGGCAGTGCTTCACGTCAACCATCAGCATCGTCGTCAGATGCTCCAGCAGCGCCGGCCGCTGGTACAGGATCTTCGTACCGCGGGTGGTGAGGGACTCCTCCTTGCGGGCCGTGACCTCCGTCGCCGTCTGAGCCACCGTGCCCTCCTCGCCGAGCGACTGAGCCGAGTAGCCGGCGGAGGAGAGGATCTGGCGGCGCAGCGCCTTCGCGGTCCGCTCGTGTTCGTCCACCCGGATCTTGAACTGGACTTCCTTGATGGCGTCGCCGCCGTCGTCGCCCAGCGACGTCACTGCGACGATCAGCTCACGGTCCAGGTCGAAGCTGCCGCCGCTACCAGGGCCGTCCGTCTCCAGCATGGACTGTGGCAGGATGACGCGAGCCTTACCGAGCCGCAGGTCCCGCACCCAGCTGGTCCACGTCTCATCCAGCGCGTCCATCGTCGGCTCGATGCCGGAGTAGTCGGAGCGGCCGAGGGGTGCCGTGTTCGGCACCCCGTCCCACACCCGGTTCGGCAGAATGTTCGGCAGATGGGTGATCAGCAGGCGGTCGATGCCCGTCGCCTGCCTGCCCTGACTGTCGGTGCGCTTCACCAGGTACTCGGTGTCCGGATGATCGCCGAGTTCCATCCACTGTCCGAGGATGCCGACGCGGCCCCGGTACAGGCCGTACTGGATCATGCCGGGCGTGTGGTGCTCCAGAAGCCGCCACACCTCACCACCGTCAGCCAGCGGGGCCAGCTCCCGCCACACGATCGCCTCCGCCAGCGCACCCCACCGCCACGTCGGCACCACCGACTCGGGCTGCAGCACGTCCGTCCACGGCCGCGGACGCAAGTTGACGTCCCACACCGCCCGCAGGTACACGTTCGACAGGCCGGCCGCCAGCTCCGACGCTTCCCGCAGTTTCGCGTGGCCGCGGTCGTCGAGGTAGCGGCCGATCTGCGCCTGCGTCGTCTTCGCCGTCACCTTGTCTGTCGAGTCCAGGTCGACGGTCACGGTCGGCACATCCGACCACAGCAAGTTCGCCGACACCTCCGCAATGTCCGAAGCGATCGGCACGTGCAACTTCGCCGCCTGCTGGCCGGGGGAGGGGTCCTGGCCCCAGAACATTCGCAGTTCACCCGTGGTGGCGCGCCGCCGGTCGACGTCGAAAAATTCGCGGGCCGTCCCGTTACGCGTATACGCGGCCACCCCGCCGTACACCGCGGCGAGATGGTTCGGATCACCCGAGTACCAGGCCCGCCACATGTCCATGTCGGCGTGCGGAATCTCCAAGGAGGTCGGCGGCCACGGCGTGTTACCCGGCTGGGGGAGCGGCATGGCGAGGTCCCTTCTAGGCGGCCAGGGCGAGCTTGTGCCGCCACAGGGTTCGGGTGGTGAAGATGGCGTACCTGAGTGCGTCGACGCCATGGTCGGCGACCTTGATGGGGCGTTCCTCGCCGCGGAGGGCGGCCTGGTCGTCCCACGAGTAGCCGCCGATCTCTGTGATCAGTTCCTTGCAGGACTCGTGGACGAGGAGCTTGTTCGCCGCCAGCAGGCTGGAGACGGTGCGGATGCCGTCCATGACGTCGTTCTTCGCCGGCGTCGGCCGCAGCTTGTCCCGCTGCAACTGAGTGGAGAAGCTCGCCGCGGACGGGTCGACGGTCACGAACTGCGGGCGCACCGCCCCGATGCCGGGCACCTCACCCAGCCACGCCCGCAGCCGCTCCGAGTATTCGGCGTCGGTGAGCTGCCGCTTGTGCTGCCGCGACTCGTACCGCCACTCCGCCGCCGCATACAGGCGCCGGTCCGCGCCCAAACCGATGAGCACGGCATGGAACGGGTTGGTGGTGCCGTAGTCCACGCCCAACGAGATCCAGCGGTGGATGCCGGCCCGCGGCAGGCTGGTGACGACGTGCCGCTGCCGGTCCCACGAGTCGTAGATAGCGCCCTCCGCGGCCACCCACTCCCCGAGGATGAACCTGCGGTAGAACAGGCCCTCGTGCGAGGCCTTCATGTCGGCGACGTAGTCGGGGTCGAGGAAGGGGTTGTCGTCGATGGTGAAGGAGAAGCGGCGGATGGGTTTCTTGCCGACCTTGGACAGCCAGTCCCGCATGAACCAGTGCGCCGGATTGTCCGGGTTGGTGGTGCAGAAGATCTGGCTGCCCTTGACGGACATGCGGCCGTAGAGCTGCTCGAAGAAGACTTGGGGTACGAGGGTGACCTCGTCGACGTAGGCGCCGCACACGGTCATGCCGCGGATCTTCGGCTCGCTTTTGGCGTCGTTCGCGCCGATGACGTGCACGGTCCGGCCGAGGATCGTCGCTGTCGGCGCGCCCGGCGTGTAGTGGATGTGGTGGGCGATCTCCCCGAACAGGGCCGGGTCCTGCATGGGCAGGAAGAGGTTGCGGTGGATGGTCTGGGCTGTCTTGCCGATCATGACGAGTTCGCCTGTGGTCGGCGCGTCCGCAATGAAGATCAGCCACTTCAGCAGGGAAGCGATCGTCTTCCCCGAGCGGATCGCGCCTTCCCAGCACGAGATCTTGGACGTCGACTCGGCGACAGACCGGATCTGCTTGCGGGACAACGGCAGCGACTCCAGCACGGCTCAGTCCTCAGCGTCCTCAACCGGGGGCGTCTCCTGGTCGTCTTCGCTGCGCGAGTACGCGGTGAGCAGCTCACCCAGGCTGCCGAGCATGCTCTTCGCCTGGTCCACGCCGCTGGACGTCTCCGGCGGCAGCAGCTTCAGCGACCGGTCGATGGCCATGCCCGCGGCGCCCATGAGGGCGCGCTTGTCTGCGGGGGTGGGTTCGTCGGCGAGCTTCTCGTCGTAGTCGTGGTCCTTGCCGCCCCAGTCCCAGTACAGGTGGGGCTGCCACAGTTGCGCGCGGAGCCGTTCGGCGTCGCTGACGAGGTCTTCGGCGAGGAGGGAGCGGCGTTCGGCGACGTCGGCGACGCGGGCGGCAGTGGCGGCGGCGATCCTCGACCGGTCGAAGTCGAGGCCGAGGTGGGCGGCGGTGCGGGAGACGACCGAGGTGTTGATGCCCATCTGGCGGGCGATGGCGTTGCGGCCCAAGCCCTCGGCGTGGAGCTGCCGCAGTTCCTCCCAGCGGTCTTCGGACATGAGTCCTTGGGGCATTACGACCTCCGTGCGGTGCGTGCGCGTCGGCGCAGCAGGGTGGGCAGGGGCATCCCGTCCAGACGCCAGGCGGGCGACCACGGGATCAGGGCGCAGCGACAGTGGGGATGCCGTGGCGGGCCGGGGACCGGCGCGGTGAACACGGTGCGCTGCGGGGCGAGGCTGAGTCCGCCGGGGAACAGGCCGCCGGGCCGGATGTGGTGGCCGGCGTAGGCGCGGCAGGCGGGGCACGCGTCGGGTTCGGCAACCCACACGAGTCGCACGCCGGTCCCGAGGGTGCGGGCGACGAGGCGGGCGCCGTGGGCGGCGGCGCTGCCGATGGCGACGGCGATGCCGGTGGTGATGCGGCCGACGGCGCGACGGGCCCGCTGGAAGGCGGCGGTGAGGCCGGCCATGCCCATGGCGGTGAGGCCGGCAGAAGTGAGGAGGGCGAGTGCCCTGCTCTGCTCGTCCTGCATGGCGGCGGGGATGTGATCGCAGGCCGCTTGTGCGTCTTCGCCGATGTGGGGTTGGACGGGCGGGGTGGGCTGGCCGCGCATGGCTGCCGCGATGGCTGCTGCCTGCCGGGCGCCGAGCTGGGCGGCGTTGTGGGCGGCGCGTTCGGCGTCTCGCTGTGCTTGCCTGCCGCGCCCGGTGAAGGCGTCGCGGATGAGGCGGCGGACGTGGTCGATGAGGGTGCGGAGGGCGTCGCCGACGGGGGTGGTGTGGCCGGGCCGTGTGGCGAGGGTCCATTGGCGGAGGGCGGCGGTTTGGGCGTCGGTGAGGGCCTGGGCGAGGGGGCGGCTTGCGGCGTGGGTGGCGCGGCGTTCGAGGTCGCGGATGGCGCGGGGATGCCGTTCGGCTGCGTCGGTGATCGTCTGACTGTCCACCACACCCCCTAGCTTCGAATCAAAGGTTATCTTGCCTTTCTGCCTTTGATTGTGCAGCATAAGGTTGGGTTCAGGGTTAACATCTTGGCCATGTGGGGCGATCAAGGCATCGCCACCCACGCAGGCCGCCCGAGGAGGCACCGAGATGACGACCCCCGCCCAGCCCGGAAGCACGCCCGCGGAACCGAGCACCCAGCCGGCCACCCCGCCCGCGCCCACGGACCCCGCACCGACTCCGCCAGAGCCGGCCGCACCCGCAACACCCGCCAGCCCCGAACCCGCAGAGCCGACCCAGCCCGAACCCAAGGCCAAGGCGCCCAAGTTCGAAGGCGACTTCGACCCCGCGAAGTTCGAGAAACTCGTCGAGAACATCCGAGGCGACGTCGCAGCCGAGAAGGCCAAGCGCGAAGCCGCGGAGAAGAAAGCCCAGGACGACCAGGCCGCCTTCATGAAGAGGGTCGCCACCGCCTTCGGCATCGAGACCGACGAGACCAAGCCGCCCACCCTCGAGGAGCTCGCCAAGCAGCTGGAGGAGTCCCGCGGAGAGACCAAGGCGTCCCGCGACGAGACCCGCCAGACCAAGGTTGAGCTTGCCGTCTACAAGTCGGCCGCCAAGCACGGCGGCGACCCCGACGCACTCCTCGACTCCCGCTCCTTCACCCAAGCCGTCGCGAAACTCGACCCCACCGCGGGCGACTTCAACACGCAGGTGGAGAAGGCCATCAAGGACGCCGTCACCGGCAACCCCAAGCTCCAGGCCAAGAAGCCGGAGCCGAAGGAACCCGAGCCCGCCCCCGCGGGTGGTGCGCCGATGGACGGCCCTCCCGGCGGGAAGCGGCAGCTGACGAAGGCGGATGTGGACCGGATGAAGCCCGCAGAAATCGCCAAGGCCCTCGCCGAAGGACGGCTCGACAGCTACCTCAGCGGTAAGGCCGGATAAGGAAGCCTCCATGTCCGTCGCGCTGTTCAAGCGTGAGATCTGGGCCGCCAACATTCTGGTGGGCCTGGACAACACTCTCGTCTACGCCCAGCCGCAGGTCGTCAACCGGGACTACGAGGGCGAGATCACCGCCCAGGGCCAGTCCGTGCGGATCGTCACCGTCGGCGACCCGTCGATCTTCCAGTACAAGTCCGGCGACACGATCAACTACGAGGACATCGACACCGCCGGAACCGACCTCCTCATCGACCAGGGCGACGCGTTCGCGTTCAAGCTCGACGACGTCGACAAGGCCCAGGTCGCCGTCAACCCGATGCTGCGCACCACGCAGCGCGCCGCACAGAAGCTCGCCGACAAGGCCGACTCCTACGTCGCCTCCCTCTACACGGGTGTCGCACCGGCCAACGTGATCGGCTCCACCAGCGCGCCCATCAACATCTCCACCACCCCGACCGACGCCTGGGACAAGGTGCTGGTGCCGCTGCGCACCAAGCTCAACCGGGCCAACGTCCCCGCCACCGGCCGCTACGTCGTCGTCTCCCCCGAGTTCACCGGCGCCCTCCTGCGCGACAGCAGGTTCGACCGCGTCGACGCCTCCGGCTCCAGCGACGGCCTCCGCAACGGCATCGTCGGCCGCGCCGCCGGCTTCGACGTCCTCGAGTCGAACGTCACCCCGGTCCCGTCCGGTGACACGCAGGTCATCCAGGCCGGCTACCCGGGCGCGATCACCTACGCCGACCAGATCCTCGAGACCGAGGCGCTGCGCCTGGAGTCCACGATCGCCGACGCGGTGCGCGGCCTGCACGTGTACGGCGCGAAGCTCCTGCGCCCCGAGGGCATCGCCGTCGCGTTCGTCGACCCGTCGGCCTGATCCCTCCCCCTGCCCGTGATTCTCGTTGGCGCTTTCTCTGGAGGAATCGTGCCGCGCACTGCTCTCACCCCGACCAGCCTCGGCGGCGGCGACGTCGCCGACCCGACCGGCACCACCATCGACTCGACGCTCGTCACGAACGGCGTCGTCATCAACTCCGCCGACCCCACCCGCACCGTCCTGCGGGTCAACAACTCCGCCGGATCGACCAAGAAGGTCACCATCCGTGCGGGTGACGCCGGAGGCGCGGCGTGGATGCGCACCCAGGGCGACACCGAAGTCTCGGTCGCCGCGTCGGGCACCCACTGGATCGGCCCGCTGTCGGAGGCCCGCTACTCCCAGTCCGGCGGCAAGCTGCACGTGGACTTCGAGTCCGGGTTCACCGGCACCGTGACAGCGTTCCAGCTCTCGCGGGGGCTCTGACATGGCGGCCCGCGAGTACGTCGGCGCAGGGGGGATGCGGCTGCATCTCGACGAGCCGCTCACCCCGGAGATGGCCGCCCAGGTCGACCGCGGCGAACTGCGGCTTGCCGAGGACGGGGAGCCGCTCCTCGACCCTGACCGCGCCATCGAGCCGCAGGTGATTCAGCACGGCGCGGACGCGCCCGCGGCGACCCGGGTCGGCCGGAACGTGCAGGAGGTCCCAGCCCGGCCGGACCGGGACGCGCACGCCGGGGCGTGGGCCACCTACGCGGTACGTCTCGGCCTGCTCGCCACCAAGGCCGCCACGATGAACCGGCAGCAGCTCATCGAATGGGTCCACGCGGTCGAAGCCGAGTCGACCGGCGCGGTTGGTGACTCCGGCGAAGGCGTCGCCGGACCGGAGCACGCGTCCGTGGACGGCCGCCCCAACGACGCCCGCAGCGATGCGCCTGCGGCTCCGGACGGCGGGGGGCTGGACAAGCCGGCCAAGGCTGCCCCGGTTGCCGACTGGCGCGCCTACGCGGTGTCGCTCGGCATGCCCGAGGACGCTGCCGCCGACTCCACCAAGGCCGAACTGCAGGACTGGGTGGCGACCTACGAGGACGCTCACGCCGGCGGGTCGGAGGGCTGACCCATGGCGTATGCGACCGTCCAGGATCTCGAAGCGTGGCTCGCCCCTGAGCCTGCGCCTGACAGTGCCGTGCGCCTGCTGGAGCTGGCGTCGGACGCGGTCGACGAGGTGCTGTACGGCGTCGCATACGACCCGGACGACCCCGACGTGCAGGACATCCTGCGCAGGGCTGTGGTGCGGCAGGTGCACTGGCTGATGGACCGTGATGACGAGTCCGGGGCGCAGGACGATCTGCAGTCCATGAGCACCGGGCAGCGGTCGTTCACGCGGAGGACGGTCGGCCAGGGTGCGGGTGCGGCCCCGACGGTGGGGCCGAAGGTCGTGTCCGTGCTGCGGGCCAGTGGCCTGCTGCAGTTCTATCCGCTGGTGGTGGGCTGATGCCGGGCCACATCGGACGCCAGACCGTCACCCTCCTCGCCGCGCCGCTCGTGGACGGGCCGTACAACAAGCAGGTCCGCGACTGGGAGCACGCCACCCCAACCGTGGTGCGGCGGGTGACGGTCGACTACAGCGGCTCGTCGGAGACCAAGAACGCTTCCGATCAGACCGTGACGACGGCCCGCCTGTTCATGCCGCCCCGGGCTCCCCGGGTCACGGAGTGGATGCGCGTCAAGTGGCAGGGCCGCACCTGGGACGTCGACGGCGTCCCGGCCGAGGCGGAGGGCGCCGGCCCCCTGTCGGGGCAGGTCGTGGACCTCAAGGAGGTGGCGGGCTGATGGCCACCCGAGTCGACATCGACGTCGAACTGGACGCTGAGGCGATTGAGTTCGAGCTCCCCCTCATTGACGAGGTGCAGGACGACCTCACCGCCCGCATGAAGCGGGTGGAGTCCGTCGCCATCGCCACGGCTCCGGTCTACACGGGCGAGTACCGCGACAAGATCCACATCGTGGATGAGCCCGACGCGGACGGCACACGGCACGTCGACGCGGACGCCGATCACTCCTACTACGTCGAGCACGGCACGACGCAGCGGGACCGCAACGGCCGTGCGATCCACCGCCCCCACTACACGCTCAGCCACGCACTCGACGCCGCTGGCGGCGATCACTAATGAAGGAGACTCCGATGGCCGACGGCGACACCGTGACGATGAGGCTCACGTTCTGGCGAGACGGCAAGGTCCCCGGCGACACCATCCAGATCCCCGCGGACGAGGTCCACCGCTGGACGGGGTTCGCCGTGCAGGTCGACGACGAGCCCGCCCCCTCCGGCGAGACGACCACGCCCACCACGGCCGCCGACGGCAAGCCCGCCGACACGGCAAAGGTGGACGACTGGCGCGCCTACGCCGTCAAGCGCGGCTACGACGAGTCCAAGGCCAACAAGGCCACCAAGGCCGAACTGCAGGACTGGGTGACCAAGGTCGACTCCCAGACCACGGTGGCCTAGATGACGGCGCCGGTTGTCCTCCCCGACGGCAAGCAGATCGCCATCGACCTACTGGCCGCTGACCTGCCGGACGTGCACGTCACCGGGCAGCTCCCCGAAGGCGCTGCGCTCAACGCGGTCCTGCCCGCGGTGCGGGTGCTGCGGATCGGCGGCGTCGCCAGCGGGCGCGGCTGGGCCGACCCGGCGAGCAGGGACAACCCGCGCTTCTCCATCGACTGCTACGACACCGACGACCACACCGCCATGCGGCTCGCCCAACGCGTATGCGCCGCCTGGGAACTGCTCCCCGGCCGCACCACCGCCGACGGCAGCGTCACCGCAATCAGCCAGGAGACAGGCCCGCAGGACCGGCCTGAAGACCAGAACTCCGACGTGTGGCGCGTCGGCATGACCCTGGGGATGAGCGTCAGCCCACCCCGACCGATCAGCTAGGAGGCCCACCGTGGGCGACGCGAGCAACATCATCGTTGGGACCGCCGGCAAGGCGTACAGGGCCGAGGTGGGCGCGACGTTCCCGACCGGCCCCGAGGAGCCGTGGGGGAGCGACTTCACCGACATGGGGTTCATTACCCCCGACGGGCTCGAGGAGGCCCTCGAGGAGGAGCGCACCCAGCTCGACGCGTGGGGTGAGGACGCCCCGGTCGTCGACCTGGCGCGCAAGCGCACGCAGACGTTCAAGCTGGTGTTCCGCGAGACCAACGCCTACAACCTGTCGCTGTACTACCAGGTGCGGCTGGCGTCGATGGTCAACACGGCAGCGGCGGCGGAGAAGAAGCAGTTCATCTCCTTCGGCTCCGGGTCGGTCACGGACACGGTGGAGATCGCCCTCGGCCTCGACGTGATCATGTCGGGGAAGCGGCACCGCATCATGATCGCCCGCTGTGGCGTGTCCGACCGTGAAGCCGTCAAGCACTCCGCCGAGGAGTCCAGCAACTTCGGCATGACCTTCACCGCGCTCGCCGCTCCGGGCGGCGCCCAGTCCGTCCAGCACTTCATCACGGAGGTCACCCTCCCCGAGGAGCCCGAGGCCCCGTAACCCCCAGCTGGTGGCCTGTCGCGCTCAATCCCTGGGCGGGGGCGGCACGACAGGCCACCTGACCAGCCCCCGCCCCGCCCCCCGCCCAAGAAGGAACCGCCACCATGTCCAAGCCCAACCGCAAGGTCATCCGCCTCCAGCAGATGCGCGCCCAGCGCGCCGCCGCCTCGAAGACCCAGTTCGTCGACATCTACTTCGAGAACGCCGACGGCGTCGAAGAGGTCTGCACCCTCCCCACCCAGGACGACTGGCCCGTCGAGGTCATCGAAGAGGTCCAGGAGAAGGGCGGGGACGCGAACATCAGCCTGCTCCGGGAAGTCGCCGTACCCCCGGAGTCGTTCGACCGGCTGGTGAAGGTCGGCAAGCTCACCGTCGGCGAGCTGAAGGACATCGTCGAGGAGCTCTCCGACGAGGCAGGGACGACGGAGGGGGAAGGCAGTGGCTCCTCGACGTCCTCCGAGAGCACGCGGGAGCCGTCCGGGCCGACCTCCAGCGCTACTACCCCGGCCGCCGTCTAGAGGAGTTCTGGGCCATGTCCTGGGGGGAGGGGTCGATGAACTGGGCCGAACTCCGCGACCTCGTCACCGCCCTCCCCGAGGACTCCGCCACCAAGGCCGCGCTGGCAGGCGATGTGGAGGGCCGCCGCTGGGACTCCGCCACGTTCCTGGCAGCCGCCCAGTACAACGCGCTTCTCATGCTCGTCCGCATCCTGTGGACGGCGCACCTGAAGGGCCGGCCGCCGGAGATGGAGCCCATCCAGCCCCCGGCGCTGGAGGCGCATCAGGTGGACGACGCGGCCACCGCGCAGGCGCAGCAGCGCGCAGAGGCATACCTCGATTCGTTCTCGCCCGGCCGGCGGCAGGACGACCCAGCAGAGATCGATCAGTGGCGGGCCCGGCTCGCCGGGTTGGAAGCAGCGCAGTAAGGGAGGGCGGGCGGCATGGCCGAGGCGACCGTCGTCGGATGCACCCGGGTGGGGCTGACCCCGGTCACGGCGAAGTCTGGCCACCCGGCCCGCCGGGAGGCCCCAAAGCCCACCCGCCCCGCGGCC